AAACGGGGGTCGCGCATCCGTAACGCGAGATAAAACAAGAAGAATGAAAACAATGAGCTTTATGTTTGAAAACATGAAACACGTAACAGCCAAAGGGATAATTGACCCGGACGACTTTTACAGTGTTTTTTTGGAAAAGAATCTGATCACCTTTCAAGGTAGATATTCTGCGGACAAACTTTCGAGTTATGAAAGTCTATGGTCGTTCAAAATAAACGGCTGCAATGGTTTTTTTGAAGCACAAACAGAAATAGAAGGAGTACAAATAAAAATCGTTTTAACATGAAAACAAGAAGTTTCAAACATTGGATTGCTAACCTTGAAGTGGAGGTCAGCTTTACGCATTATCCTGAAGAGCCGATGGTCAGGTATTACTCAGATGGCACGGGTCATCCGGGCTGCTCCGCTTCGGTCAACGACATTTGCATCACTACAAAAATAAACGGTGTAGACGTGGACATTACGGACGTATTGGAGGCGTTAGAATATGACGTTGAAGATATAGCTTGGGAGGTAGCTGGAGAGAGATGATTATCAAATTAACCACCGAGAAGAGCGTCTTTGTTGAGATAGACGGACGCACCTATTATATCGACCACTCACTTGACGAGCCTATCATTGAGTACTGGACAGAAGAACAAGAACCAATAAATTTAATTGAAGATGATTCAAATAGTCAAGATTGACGAAGTGATAGCGGAGGCGAACGCCAAGAAGATAACCGCCTATCGGATAGCCAAAGACACGGGGCTATCAACTCAAACCGTGTACGCTTACTTCGCTGGCGAAAGGGTCAGTGTAAGAACACAAGAAACAATAATCAATTACATAAATCAGAACTGATGTTTTACAACACGAACAACGAAATAGGGACAGAGCTGAAGAAGTCCCAAGAGAAAGCCAAAAGTCAGGACGAACTTGTTCTACTTTATTTCAGAAACCATGACCAGCTCGGGGTAACACCTGAGCGAGTCTTACGGCACTTTCAAATCATGGAGCCGTTATCTTCCGACAAGTGGGCAAAGACACCTATTACTTCAATTAGAAGGTCGTTCAGTAACCTCCACAAGAAAGGGCTAATCGAGAAGACCGGTTACAAGATAGAAGGCGAATTTGGCAAACAGATAAATGTTTGGAGATGCAAGTGAGAATCAATGACAACATGAGGCAGCAACTGACCGATATAATCGAGCTGCACAAGGGTTACTTTGGTGGAGATGTGGAACATTTGCTGGATGCTCTGAACGGAGTTAAAGCCAGCAGATACATCGGACAGGAAGCAAAGGATGTAATCTCAAACATCGAGAAAGCTACAGGCATAGCATACTCCGAACTCAAATCAAAGAACCGTGAACGCGGAACCGTAATAGCAAGGCAGTACGCAATGTTTCAACTGTACGACATCCTGTACCCTTTAGGTTATACGTTGACCGAGATAGGCAAGATGTTCAATAGAGACCACTCTACTGTAATCTATTCCATTCGACAGGTCGAAGATGCCCTGAGTGCTGGAGACTTTTTAGTAACCAAAATCCACGAGAACTATGGAAAGCTGGAAGCTAAGATTGCTTGACTTTGTAATGTGGACACTTGGATATGAGCGAGAAAAATGACTTCCAAGTGGCACAATTTTGTATATTTGCTACTTACTAATGAACGCCTGACAAGCGTTTGATAATGGCAAGGAATGATAAACACACCAAACACAGGAGGAAGTAACAGAGGTCGCAGCTACCTTGTCGGCTCACTTTGTTTCGGGCTGTCAACCCGACCTCCTTTCTTTTTATTATGGCTAAAGACAAGAAATCATTTGTAGCTTATTGCGACTGGTTAGAATCTTTTGAGGAACTAACTGACGAGGAAGCTGGCAGACTTGCCAAGCATCTATTCAGGTACGTTAATGATCTGAACCCTGAAGCACCTGACAAGATAACCAAGATGTGCTTCATTCCAATCAAGCAGAGTTTAAAACGCGACCTTGTTAAATACGAGGAACGGGCTGAAAGGGCTCGGTTAAATGGAGCAAAAGGTGGACGACCTAAAACCCAAAAAACCCAGTCGGTTATTTCAGAACCCAAAAAACCTGATAGTGTTAATGTAAGTGTTAATGATAATGATATATCAATAGGGAGAGATTTCGATACTTTCTTTGAAGCCTACGGTAAGCAAGTTGACAAGATACCATGTCAAAGGGAATGGCTGAACATCGAACGAGAAGAGCATGCCAAGATATTGGAGCACGTTCCAAAGTATGTAAATTCAACGCCTGATGTAAAGTTCAGAAAGAAGCCATTGAACTATCTTAAGGACAGAACTTGGTTAGACCCTGAACTTCCAAATCAGAACAAAGAAATAAAGGTTGAACGCTACAAACCCAATTTGATATGAGCATCGAGAAACAAGTACTTGGCAGTCTGATTGCAAACCCTGATAAGTTTGTGGAGGTCAGCGAGATAATTAACGAGAACTCATTCATTGACGAGGACGTTAGGAACATCTTCACGGTATTCAAAAAGCTATACGAATCAGGTAGCAAGATTAGCCTTGTGATACTTCAGCAACGGGTTAACCAAACAGACCTACCTTGCAACATTACCGACCTGATTGACTACATGGATTCAGGCTCTGCACTTTATGAGCATTGCCAGCTATTAAAAGAACACGAGGTAAAACGTGAGCAGTCTAACTTGGGAATGTCTTTGGTTACTCGTGCTGGAGATATAACTCAAGACCCGTTTGAAACCAACGACTACCTGATGGACGAGGCGGAGCGAATTGTCTCAATGGTTGACTTTGGAAAGACACAGACCAACATGGAACTGATAAAGGCAGTTACCAAGAAGATGGAACTGGCAAGCCAAACGAGCGGAATAACCGGGCTAAAAACAGGATTCAAAGACCTTGATAGAGTTTACGGTGGTCGGCAAAATTCAGACCTGATAATAAAAGCCGCGCGTCCAGCTATGGGTAAAACAGCTCAGGCACTATGCGAAGCAATGAACATAGCTTTCGAGGACAACAAGAAGGTCATCTTCTTTAGTTTAGAGATGAGCTCCGAGCAATTGATGCAGAGGCTTGTAAGCATCCATACAGGAATACCTTTGAGCAATATCCGAAGCGGAAGGTTAGACCCTGACCAATGGGACAGATACAACGAGGAGGTCAACTACTTAATAAATGATAACTTGATAATAGTTGACGATGTCTACACGCTGAACGGAATTAGAACGCGTTGCAAAAAGCTGAAGATGAAAGGAAAGCTTGATGTCATTTACATCGACTACCTACAACTGATAAACCACAAGGTAGCTGCTGGAAGGTCAAAAGAACAAGAGGTCAGCGAAGTATCAAGGGCTTTGAAGATGTTGGCAAAAGATTTGAATGTTCCTATCGTTTGCCTTTCGCAACTTTCACGAGCGGTTGAAACAAGAGGAGGAACGCACAAGCCGCTATTGTCTGACCTCAGAGATTCAGGCGCAATTGAGCAAGATGCCGACATTGTTGAGTTCATCTACCGACCTGAGTATTATGACAAGGACAATGCCGAACTGTTTGGAGTTGCCTATGTGATAATAGCCAAGAATCGAAACGGTGCTTGCGGTGATATTGAAATGAGATTCATACACGAATGCACAAGATTTGAGAATGTAGGTTACGAACCACAAAGCATTATGAAACCATCTACTAACTTTGAAGCACCTTTCTAATGGCACGACCAAGACACATAAAGGAAATAATCCAGTCAATGACCGGGAACAAGTATCAATCGTATCTTCAGTCTGATGAATGGCAAAGGAAAAGAACGAGAGTACTTCAGCAACGAGGCGCAAAATGCGAAGTCTGCGGAATAAAGCACAGGCTGCAAGTTCATCACTTGACCTACGAAAGACTCGGAAATGAGTTACTTTCTGACCTAAAAGTTTTATGCTGGGCTTGCCATGAACGAGAGCATGGTTTGCGGTAAAATGCGGTATAACGCACTTTTCGAATCGCGATACGCGAAAAGTGAAGCATAAAAAGTGAAATAGTGCGGCATAGCACACCGCAAAACGAAAACGAACTTTTAAAAATCAAGGAATGAAAACAAGAGAAGAGGCAGAAGCAAGGGCGTTGGAACTTTACCCAATTTATGAAGAGTTTGACGTTGACAGGTTGAAGCAACTCAGAGAAGCATACTTACAAGGTTGGCAAGAAGCTCAACAGGACAAACAGACCTGTGGATTCTGCGTTGAACCAGCTACGGAATTACCAAACGAAAAACATTCCGAAAGCCTTGAAACTAAAGAAGATGAGGGTTCGGAGTTACCTTCGGAAAAGCACTAAAATAAAAATCACTACATTTAAGCCCGTGAAAGACCAAGCGGCAATCGATTTACTATCTGACCAAGAGTTACACGAACTCGCTGAGAAGTTATGCAATTGCCCGGATGACCTGATACAAGAGGTGGTTCTTCTTCTGCTGGAAATGCCCGAAGAGAAGTGGCAACAGATAAACGAAGGCGGCTATCTGAGGTTCTACGTGGTTAGAACGATGATGACAATGGCAACATCTAAACGCTCCAGCTTCTCCAAGTTATACGATCTCCACAATCACAAGAAGGTAGACCACGAGCGAGAAGATTACGACTGGGAAAAGGAAGACGATATTGCACTTTTGGAGACACTGATGGATGAGCTGCATTGGTACGACCGCGAGGTACTTAAATTGTGGCTGGAAGAAGGCAGCTACCGAAAGGTAGGCAAGAAGGTCGATATACCCTACAAGTCGATAGGAAACACCGTAAACAAAGCACTTGACCAACTAAGAGATAATTACTATGCTATACATCTTGAGCGCATTATCCGCGAGCGTTGCCGCTTACCTTTGGATTGAGGTATTCGGGATTGACCTACTTCTGAAAAGCTGGCTACGGTTGCCTGAGACTTATCCGCTAAAACCTTTTGACTGTCGTTTGTGTATGTCCTTTTGGTTGGGGGTTCTGATGTGTTCGTTTCACAGCCCTGAGGCACTTCTTTACGTACCTTTGCTGAGTGTTTTATTTGAGAGAATGATGTGGAGGTTCGAACTATAACCGACTACCTAAAGTAAAACGGGTGGCATGAAATTCTAAGCATGGACAAAAACGAAGTTTTGCTATTTATAGCTGAGAGGCTCGACCAGATCACAATGATGGAACAGGGGCGGTACTCGGGAAGGATAACACGAGAAGAGCAGAAGCTCTACCAAGAAGCGTGGTCATACATCGACCCGAAAGCGAAGGTCTGTTTTACTTGTGGACGAACGCCTCAGTTAATGAGTGTTGCACTTTTAAACTTTTACCAATGCCAGCAAGAAAATGCACTAACGGAAAATGGAGATGGGGGAACGGAAACTGCATCTACGAAACCAAAAAGGAAGCGGAGAAGGCGGGGGTCGCAATCGAAATCAAAAGGAGGTTAGATGAAAAGAAGTGAGAACTACGGGCTCTACATCACGCAGAACACCTATCAAATGAAATGGTACTGCTTCAACCGAGAAGCCGCAACCGCATACTGGAACGGAGAACCTTGCAAGAAAGCAATGGGAGACACTCCACAACAAGCACTTTCAAACTACAAGAATGGAAAGTTTACCGATAAGTAAAGTCAGACCCAACTCGGAGAACCCGAGATACATCAAAGACGAGAAGTTTAAGAAGCTGGTTCAGAGCCTTCGGGACTTTCCTGAGATGGCTAACGTTCGACCGATAGTCGTCAATAAAGATATGATAGTCTTGGGCGGTAATATGCGCCTAAAGGCGATGCAAGAAGCTGGATGGTCAGAAGTACCCGTTCAAGTTGTTGATTGGTCAGAAGAAAAACAGCGCGAGTTCATCATTAAGGACAACGTAGGCTTTGGAGAATGGGACTGGGACGAGTTGGCGAATACTTGGAATAGCGTAGAGTTGGAAGATTGGGGGCTTGATTCTTGGCAGAATATGGACGACATAGACACAACCGATGAGTTCACTCTTCCGTCAGGAGATAAAGAGCCTTTTCAGCAAATGACGTTTACTCTTGCAGATGAACAAGCGGAGCAGATAAAGAACGCAATCGCGGACATAAAGCAAACGGAAAAATACAAGTACGTTGAAACGATGGGCAACGAGAACTCAAACGGCAATGCACTTTATTTAATTGTAATGCAATGGGCAGAGCAAAGGAGATAATCGTTAAGGTCATACCAGCGAAGGTTGCCAATGAGTTTGTAAAGAAACATCACTACTCAGGTAAGGTTGTGCCAAATTCAACGCTGCACTTTGGATGTTTTTTGGATGGTAAGCTGCACGGGGTTATGAGTTATGGACCAAGCATAAACAAAAAAGGAACAATCAATTTAGTAGAAGGCACAAAGTGGAATGAGTTTATAGAACTTAATCGAATGGCTTTTGACGATTATCTACCTAAGTATTCAGAAAGTAGATGTATAGCGATATCAATCAAGCTCATCAAAAAAAACGCTCCACAAATTAAATGGGTTATATCTTTTTCGGACGGGACACAATGTGGAGATGGCACTATTTATAGAGCGAGTGGCTTTTACTTAGTTGGTGTTGTAGAAAGCGGACAAGTATTTAATTTTAATGGCGAAGTAGTGCATGGTAAAACATTATGGGATAAAATGCTTGTAAAAGGTTGGACAGTTTCTGATAGTTGTATGGACAAATTAAGAGCTAAAGGACACACTATTGAAAGATTAAAAGGTTATCAATTAAAATACATCTACCTAATTGATAAAAGCTGCAAGCTAACCGTTCCTATATTACCCTTCTCAAAAATAGATGAGTTAGGAGCTGGAATGTATAAAGGAGAAAAAGTATCTTTACAAGACAGACAGGCGCGGGAAGTGTAATGGTTGCACGTTCTGCATTCCAGCAGAAAGGAGGGGTTCGATTCCACCTCCGCGCTCAATTAAACAGAGACATAACAGTGGCGAAAGAAGACAACCTAAAACCCTTCAAGAAAGGACAGAGCGGCAACCCGAAAGGGCGACCGAAGAACGTGGAAACTCTACTGAAGGAACACTTCCTTGACGAGCATAATGTGAAGCTGTCGAAGGGGCAAGTTCAGGACATCATAAAGAACGTACTCGGCAAGTCAAGAAGCGAGTTGGTGGAGCTGGCAAAGAACGACCAGCTACCGTTTTGGATAGCGTTGATAGCGAAGAAAGCCCAACGCGACTACGAGAAGGGAAGCATCCACATTCTCGATGTTCTATTTGACAGGGTCTACGGTAAGCCAAAAGAAGAGGTAGAGCAGACGGTTAACGGTGGTAAACCTGACAAGGTGGAAATAGTAATACATCGACCTGAGAAGAAATGAAAGAGTGCCCGGTATGCCATAAAGTAGGATTTCATAAGATGAGCTGCTCAACGCAGAAGGTAACTGTGTTCATGTCAGAAGCTAATAAGCAGTCAGGTCAAAGACTGACGAAACCGAAAAAGTCAACCAATAAACTTACGTGAAGATTGAAGGAACTGGCGTATTTGATGACCTGTGGCAAGCCATTAATGATAAATCCATTCGGGGAATTGTGCTTGAGGGTGGCTCACGTAGTTCCAAAACGTGGAGCATCTGCCAAGCCATCTACCTTACAGGACTACAAGAACCGAAGAGGATTGCAATTGCGAGGTTCAGGCGTACGTGGATTAAGCCGACCGTACTCGATACGTTCAAGAAAGTATTACAAAGCCTTGAGGTGTGGGAGGATGATGCGTTTAACAAGACCGATTTAATTTACTCAGCTCACGGGTCTACATTTGAGTTTTACGGGCTTGACGATTCGCAGAAGCTACACGGTATCGAAACCGATTACTTCTGGCTGAACGAAGCCATAGAAACAAGCAAGGATGACTTCGACCAATTAGAGCAGCGATGCAAGGGCAAGTGGATTCTTGACTACAACCCTTCCACAGATGAACATTGGATATACGACAACGTCTTGAAACGGGACGATGTGCTGCTTATCCATTCCACAATGCTAGACAACACATTCTTAGACCAGAACATTAGGGACAAAATCAACAGCTACGAGCCGACACCTTTCAACGTATCACGCGGCACGGCTGACGAGTACAAGTGGAAGGTCTACGGATTAGGTCAGAGGTCAAGAAGAGAAGGCGCCATTTACGAGAACTGGCAAGAAACCAAAGAGTTTCCAACCGGGTACAAGTGGAAAGCATACGGGCTTGACTTCGGGTTTACCAACGACCCTACCGCACTCGTGGAGGTTCTTTACCAAGAAGGCAAGCTGTGGGTTAAGGAGGTGCTGTACGAAACAGGACTGACCAACGCAGACATAGCGAGGAAGTGCGGACTGCAAAGGTCAGACGAAATCATAGCCGATTCAGCAGAGCCCAAGAGCATCGAGGAAATCCGAAGGGCTGGTTTCAGAATCCGACCAGTAGCCAAAGGTCAGGACAGCGTAAGGTCAGGAATTGACAAGCTGAAATCTGTACAGATTATGGTACATCAAGATTCGGTCAACATCATTCGGGAGCTCAGGAACTACGCATGGAAGAGGGACTACAAAACAAACCAAGTTACCAACCAACCCGAAGATGACAACAACCACGCACTCGATGCGCTGAGATATGTGGCAATGGAGAAGCTGAAGGCGAACGCGGGCAAGTACACAATTCGTTAGACACAAAAACACAGATTCGCTATTTATTACTGAGATGCTTGAACGACTGAACAAAATATGGCGGATGCAAGAGGCTTACACGGATTACCCGAAAGCCGCTTCTGAGAACGCCAAAGCCGCTCTGAGATGGGCGGAGAAGAACGGATGGGGTGGTTGCGGTACTGCCGTAGGAAAGGCAAGGGCTAACCAATTAGCAAACCGTGAGCCAATCAGTTTGGAAACCATTGAGCGAATGGCTGCATTTATCCGACACAAACGGAACTCTAAACGTAAACTTGGAGAAGGTTGCGGGCGTTTGATGTGGCTTGCATGGGGCGGAGACGCTGGGGTCAATTGGGCAATAAGAAAAATAGAGCAGATAAAGAATGAAGATTGAACTACCTAACAGCTGGGC